CGCTGATGTCTGTGTCAGCCCACGAGCCGCTTGCCTTTGTGCTTGGCTGCAACGCATGCCGATGAAAGCTACGACTAATTTCTACGCCATCACGCTTGATTACTGTAGCAGTGCGCACTTGCACAGCTTTGAAGTCGCCTACTACCTCAATTTTGTCTTGTACTGTTTCTTCTGTTAGCGCCATTGTTTACTCCTGTATCTACGCTGCAAAATAATGCACTGTCCCTATAACTCTTGCACTGTTTTGAAAGATTGTAAGATTTTTGCCGATGTTGCCTGACGCAGTGGTGTGTCCTGTGAAATATATATCGTCAGTGTTTGCAATAGCATAGCAGTCGAGACTCATTACATTTGCAGCTAAAGTAGTGTAAAAAGAAACGTGACCTGAAAACACACCGCCGCTGTTTTCGACGGTAAACGGAAGACCTTGTAAAATTGCTCCGCTACCTGTTCCTAACACATTTACCGTTAAATCAAAATCTGCCAGAACATATCTGCCAATTTTTGTATATCTGCCAGCTTGAGATGTATAACTTGTGTTTCCACCAAGAGTGGGTGTCCATGTTCCTTCTTCATAATCGTCGAAAAGTTCGTTTGCCATACTAGCGCCAGTCGCACTCGTATCGCTGGTCGCAGCAAAACTGATGCCATGACCGCTGGCTAAGACGAGGTTGCCATCAGCAATAGATAGGTCACCGTCACTTTCAGCCGTGATGCCTGTTGAGCCGCCTTGAACCTTGAACTCTAAACTGTGTGCTGCAATCACAAGGTTTGCCCAGTAACCGTTATTCCCAGAAACGACCCTGACATTGTTGTTGGTATCGCCGTGACCAGAACCAGCACTGTTATCTAAGTGTAGAATATTTTCACCAGATGCCGTGCCTTTAAAATGAGTGACGCTTTGAGGGCTATTAGTTCCAACGCCAAATTTGCCATCGTGGCTTATTCTGGCTCTCTCCGTTGCGCCATCAGAACCATCGGTGTTGGTTTCAAAAACCAGCGCAGTGTCATTGCCACCAACACGGTCAGCAACGATTGCAGCCACCTCGCGGTCTGAACCAGCATCCGTGGTTCGCTTAAAACGGATACGACTTTCGTTGCCGCTGGTGTTATCTGCTTGGCTGATTGTAAGAGCGTTGAACTCGCCAGACGATGACGAAGATAAAGTTGCACCGCCGCTTGCTGTAACTGCGCCAGTAAGAGTGGATGTGCCACTAACACTTAAATTTCCGTTGTTGATGTTAAAATCTGCATCGACGTTGCCACCAAACACACTAAACGTATCGTAGACAACAATCTCCACTTGGTCGTTTGCAGACAGTGCAGACAGACCGCCGATGGTGTTTGCCGTCGTGGTATTGTAGTCCGTACCCGCAACCAGTGCTACACCGTTGACCGATACATCTACGAACTCGCCATCGTTGAAGGTAAGCGTACCACCAGTGGTCATGGTGCCAGAGATGGATGTCTCACCCCCGCTGGCAGTCTTGTAGTATCGTTGGCGTGTAGCCTGTGATGGTGTCTTACCTAAATACGGCATTATCCTACCTCTGCTTGTGCCTCTTCAGTCTGCATTGACTGTATAAGTGCATTTGTAAATGCGTTCTGTGCTGCTATCATTTGGTCAAGGTCAAAGCGCATGTTTGCAGCCTTTTGTTGACACGACCTAATCTGGCTAATTAGATATGTCTGCTGTTCATTCATGTCTTCCGGCTTATATTCTTTGCCGTCGATTGTAATTACGTTTTCTGTCATAAATAACTCCTTATTTATCAAGACAGAGAATTGTTAGAGGGGTCAAAAGTCTTTCCTTTAACATTAAACTGCGCTGCCCACGCATCAATCTCGTCTTTAGCAGCAGCATATGCCTGCTGCACATAACTTTCATCTGTGGTGCCATCCACAAGAGTTATTTTCTTATCGACGATAAACACCTCGCCGGTTGTGTATGTACACCACAACCCAACTACTTTGTTATCGTCTTCATCGTAATATTTATCTACAGTGTAAGTAATTGACATACTTTTCCCCTATTATGTGCCACCCGCGCCCATCCAAGTAAGAAAGAACGACTTTGTTGCCCCTATTCTGTTTTTGAATGACAAGCCGTGTAGGCTATTGACAATACACAACTTTCCATCGGTATCACCTGAAACAAAATCACCGCTTGCGGTTTGTTCGTGAAGAATTGAAACGCCATTGTAACCCGCACTGGCTACACAGCCACCACCATTAGATGACTCGTAAATAGCCAAGATTCCTCGACCGGCGGTGTGGCTTCCGCTTACGAATATATTGACAGAAGCATCGTCAGCTAGACTAACGCTAGTTTTGCCACTAAGTATTCCGACACTATTGCGGCCATTGAAAATACCCAGAACGCCTTCAGTATCAAGCTGGAGTCTTGTAGTGTTGTTACTAAATACGTTTAAAGCATGCGTGGTTGCTGTACCCACAACGCCAGAGCCACCGTCATTGCCGACATTCACAGCAATACTGTTACTTTCAGCGCGTAAGCTGTGATTGCTTTCAATAGGACCAGCAGCTTGAACGCCTGTGTTTGCCGACAAACCGGAAGACGTGACGCCTACAAGTAAGTTTCCATTCGCATCTACTCTGGCTCTTTCAGAATTGCCAGTGTAAATCTGAAGAATGTCTGAACCGTTTGCTCCAAGTGCCAATCCTGTGTCCGTATCTGAAAGGCCAAATAATTGATCAACGCCAATTCCTACAGAGGTTGTTTCAATACGTTTTGTGTTGTCGTGATATAATTCAACTGAACCATCAGGCGTTGCGATAGCCATAGTCTCAGCGTTACCAATTTTAGTGAGATTTATACCCGTATCTGACTGAAGATAAATTCTACCGTTGTTTGCTCGTAACACCCCGTTTGTGCCGTCAGAAGATATCTTTAAATCTGCGCCAGCACCCATTTGTATTTCAGCACTGTCAGGGAATAAAATATCATCAGTACCAGTTGGCACAGTAAAAACTGTGGCATCTGCATCGTTTTTGACGGTAATGTCGCTCGTGCTACCCTGACCTGTCAGGATAAGTCCCTCTGTGCTGGTAAAGCCAACAGCAGCAGCATCACCAGATGCAGTATCACCCGAAGGATTTACGGTGCCTGTAACTTCAGCGTCACCATTTACAGTGAGGCTATCCGCAGTGTTAAATCGTTGTATCCCTGCACCAATGTACGGCATTAGGTAATCTCCATGATGCTCATCGTTACGCTGGTCTTGTCAGCAACAGAACAGTCAATCTGAATCTTGTCGCCTGCCTCAAGGACCACCTTGTTGCCCGAAAGGATTTCGAGAGACGAACCCACCGGGAGGGGTGCATCTTTCAACAGGAACGTAGTCGTGTTTTGTGCAGTGCGCCCACCGCCCGATGTCGTGCTGACCAGCTTTACACTTGTTGTGACTTGACTGGTGTGTACGTTTGCAAGCACCATACCCAAAATGATTGTGGTAGTGCTGCCGGGGCAGGTGTAAAGGTCTTCTGGCGTACCGCTAGATGCTGGCATAACGTCATGCGATACTACCCTGAATGTGTTAGCCATTTGTCATCCCTTCTCGGATATAGTATACGTTATTTATTGTAGATTGTCAAGGTCAGCCGAGTGCAATCGCAAGGGCTGTCGCCTCGTTGGCGATTACTGTGTTGAGAGCGGTGCCGTTCACTGTGATGGCATCCGCCTCTAGGGTTCCGTCGATGTCAGCATCGCCAGAGATGTCGAGTGATCCAGCGTCGAGTTCACCTGTCAGAGTGATGTTGCGAAAGCTAGATACGTCTTTGTTTGCGTCAACAGTCACAACCTTGCTGGCTACGACTGTACCTACAGACGCGCCTGTGTCGCTGTAGTTGAGTTCTGCTGCGGTGGCCGTTACGTTCGTCCCCCCGATGTCAAGTGTGGTCATCGACACTTCACCGGCTACGGTCAAGACGCCGTTCGCTACCGTCATCAAGTCGGTGTCGTCAGTGTGACCGATGGTAGTGCCGTTGATGACAACGTCGTCGATATCGAGCGATCCACCGGTAATCAAGCCCGTGGTCGTGATCGTCGAGGAGCCGTTGTCGATGTTGCCGAATCCGCTCGTGATAGAACCGGAGTCAAGTGCGCCGACGGTAGTAATGTTCGATGTCGTGTCGAGTGCAGACTCGAAGAATGTCTCGAAGTCGGACAGGGCAACCTGTTTCATGGTGCCGTTGTCGTTAACGATGAGACGATCTGCATCTGCAAGTGTCGTGGATGAAGCCGACGTGTCGCCGTCGAGGATGTTTATCTCTGTGGCAGTTGCCGTCACGCCGTCGAGGATGTTCAACTCTGCTGCCGTTGAGGTTACGTTCGTACCCCCGATGTCGAGCGTTGTTACAGACAACTCACCAGCGACTGTGGCGATACCGTTTGCAACTGTGATGAGGTCTGTGTCATCCGTGTGGCCGATGGTACTGCCATTGATCACGACATCATCAATGTCGAGGGAGCCGCCCGTGATCAGGCCGGTAGTTGTGATAGTGGACGAGCCGTTGTTGATATTGCCAAAGCCGCTGGTGATCGATCCGGAGTTGAGGGCACCCACTGTCGTCACGTTAGACAGTGTATCGAGTGCGCCTTCAAAGTACGTCTCGAAGTCCGTCAATGCAACTTGCTTCATCGTACCAGCATCGTTTACAACGACACGATCAGCATCCGCCAGTGTAGTTGAGGTAGCGGATGTGTCACCGTCGATGACGTTGATCTCGGCAGCAGTGGACGTTACACCGTCGAGGATGCTCAGTTCTGCAGCGGTGGACGTAACGCCGTCCATGATGTTCAACTCAGCAGCAGTAGCTGTGATAGCGGTGCCGTTGAAGTTGATGGCGTCTAGGTGAGCCGTGCCGTCGATGTACAGGTCTTTGAACTCTTTGCTCGACGAACCGAGATCGATGTCGTTGTCAGTTGTCGGCTCGATCACGCCGTCCTTGACGACGAACTGTTCGACTGACGAGCTAGACACGTCAACCGAAAACTCGATCTGATTGTTGGGGTTGTCGATTACGACTTTGTTTAGCGGCGTAGTTTCGCCCGGATCACCAATCAAGCCAACGACCGGACCCTCTCCTGCCGTGCCATCGTGTTTGTGTCCTGTAGAGTTGTTAAACGCAGATAAAAGTTGGTTAAATTCATCGTTGGAATCTGCTGCATCAATAACGTCGCCATCAACGTAGGTTGACTGCCGCGCGGAATATCCTGCCATTTATCGTCTCCCTCCCGGAGTAAATTCTAGTTGATAGCCCTTAATCGAAAACGGTGCTAGTCCACTGCTGTCATCGACACGTACACCCACAGTAAATCCCCCACCCTCTACTGACTGACGAACCAATGGTGCACCTGACGACCCGTATACTGCAGTGCCGTACTTACTGACCGGATCACCATAGATAGCTGCACTACCTCCCGTAGCCAGAGCATATTGAGCGGGCTGTGGCACATCAGAAGAATTGAAATCGTACCTGATCCTAAAATTAGAATTGACGGTACCCTCGTTTTCGTAGTTCCAGATAATTCGCTGCATCAACTTGCGAATACCTGCGTCTCCCATGTTCAGGTCAGGAGAACGATAACGTGCGGGTATGTTAGTGCCGTCAAAAGTGTTGCCGTCATCGTGCTTGTATATGTATCCGTCGTGACCGCCGTGAACAATTGTTTCGGTGTTATCAATAAAACCGGAAGCCATGCAAGCAGGCTTGATGCCCTGTAAGTCAGCGTACTCAAATCCCATGCCACCGCCCTGTGCAGACTGTTTCATCACAGCAGCTACGCCCTTCGCTCCCGTCTCTACGGTAGCGTCTGCAGCAAAAAAGATGCGATACTGACTCTTGTTGCGGATGACGGTCGAAGAAATCCTATCAAGACTAATGTTGGTAAGTAACAACCTATCCTGTATCTGCTTCGACACAGTGCCGAGTTCTACGTCTCCGATACGAGCCGTACCGGCAAGGGTACGTAGTCCGTCAGGCGCAAGGTAGATGATGTCACCGCCGAGTTCTTGGATGCTGTGTTGACTGACGCAGCCAATACGACGTGTCACGGGTTGTAGTTGGAAGTCTGCAATCGACGTACCCGTAAGCTGATGAATCTGATCTTCGCAGAAAATAAACAAAGAGTTACGAAATGTAACTAGCTGTACAACTGCACTATCGACTTTGATAGACCCTGCACCGTTTGCTGCAGAAAAATCTGTTTCGCTAAAGGGTGCAGAGAACACAACCTCTTGTGGGTTCGACGACATGCCAGCAAAGAACATGTGGTTCTTGTGCAAGGCTACCGTCGCAGGATCAGCAGGTGCCCCTGTGGTGTTTACGGCAGTTACAGAAGAGTTGTTAAATATTGCAGCGTTGTTTACGCCATCAACATAAATTATCTTTTCTGTGTTGTCGAAGTTGTAGACAACAAAACTGTATCGCTCTGCGTTGGTACGTCCTGTTTGAATAGCAGTCCATGAACCGGTCGTACCGCCCTTAAATACCTTCTCGCCTCGCGCAGCAATGATATTGCCTTTGTATATCGCTACACCTAGAACCTTTTCTGTGGATGCGCTTGTTTGCGGTACGATGTTTGAATTGTACTTGGAGAAGCCGTTGATACGACGGTAGCCACCCGAAATGTCCGGTTCAAAGTTGATAAGTTCCAAAGCCGCACCGGGGGGCATAGAGAACGAATCTCTGTTGAGAATGAGTCCACCATCTAGTTTTACAACATACGGACTCAGTAACGAAGTATCTGGCATTAGACGGCTCTCATATAGTCCTTACGATTAATGAGTTCGATACGCATACGACCTAGTCCGTCCGTGTAATCACGCAACGCAAGCTGTGAAAACTGCACGTCAGAACGAAGCATGTGTGCGTAGTATCGTGCGCGATTAACGATTACATCGTGAAAGCGTTCTGGAATTGAAGGTGTATCCGTGTTAACAGACATATCGCTCACCGTCTTGTAATAGTAATACCGGACTGTATACGTTGACACATCCGGGACGGGAGACAAGCCTAGTTTTTGATCAGGAGTTTTGTAAATAAATTCAGGCAGAGCACGTGTACTCGTGTCCGGATTAGTGTCGGCCTCATTACGTCTTTCGAGATACTCGTTGAATGACAGGTACTTTAGTTTTCTTTCTGATGTGGAGGCGGACTCTTGTACAGTAAAGCTGTCATAATCAACAGTCTTCGCATCTGACTCTCGGGCATACTCCGCTGTTCCTGCAGTAGTCGTAAAAGATTGACTAACAACAGTGAACGGCCATTCGACTTCTGAGTTGATGATGTCACGTTGAGCCTTATTGATGAAATCAGCAACGGATGTTTGAATACCCCGAGTCGAGGCCACGTTGGTAATTTCAACCTCGTTGATCTCTCGGAGAACAGCATTGCAAAGTTGAAGATAATTCATAAGTTACCTGTTAGGTTCGTAAAACTCTTCGGCTGTAACAACTACAGTCAAAGTGTCGGCAGTCGCAGCAGCGACGATAATCTTGTCTCCAGCGTTGATGTACAGAGGCTTGTCCACTGTAAACACAGACACAGAGCTTTTGGCAGTCACGGCGTGTGCGGTTTGCAACGTGTGCGTTGTCCCAGCAGCAGCATCGCGATACTTCAGGGTGTAGTTACGATTGCTCGAATCGTTGTTTGAAATCAAAACATGTTCGACGTGCGAAGAAAAGTTAGACGGAACAACGTAACAGTCCGTGTCACTTGTGTTCGCCAATGCTGATGCAGTGGTAACAAACTTCGATCCGTTAGTGAGTACGGTCATCTATCGTACCTTTCGGTATGAACGCGTCTTCTTCGCTATCTTTTTAGGCTGCTTCGCCACCTGTTTACCCGCCTTCGTGGCTTTACGCTTTGCGCGAGTCGTAGCAGCGTACTCCTTAGCGGAGAGCGCCTTAATAGCCTTTTCCGGTAGATATCTTTCCCCGGTAGCTTTCGGACCTTGTGTGGACGGCTTGCCACTTTTGGTGC